CCGAACTCACCGCCGAAACCGAGGCCGCCCTCATCGCCCTCATCGCAGCCCTGAAGGCCGGCGACAAAGCCGCAGAAGCCGTCGCCCGCGAGCGGATGAGAGCCGCAGAGATCGAAACCCTCACCCGCCAGATCGCCGCCCTGAAAGCACCACCCAAATCCCGAGCGCCAGAAGGCGCAAAGCCCCCCGTCACCCCCAAGCCGGCACCACCCCCACGGCGCACCGCATACGACACCTTCTGCGACCAGTGCGAACGCTGCCAGCACCACTGGCCATGCGCCTACGCCAAGAACTCCACCCTGAAATGCCCCGGCCCGAAATACCGGGGCTTCACCTTCACCCCCATCGACGAAGCCGCATGACCGACCCCGCAACCCTCAGCGACGAAGACCTCGCACGCGAAGCCGAAAACGCCATCGCCAACCTCATCACCGCGATCAGGGACAAAGACCCGAAAGCAGATGATCTGCGGAAGGCGGTGGCCTCCCTCGAGGCCGAACAGGACACGCGCAGGAAAAAAAATGCCCGGTGGCGCGTCCTTACCCTTGGCCGCAAGGCCATCCTGCTCTGGTCGTGGCACGTCGAAGACCTCGAACGCGAAGCCGGCCTTCGCAGCGATCCCCCCGTCTGGCGGCCCGCCGGCATCGGCATCCGTCCGGTCGCCGTCGCGCTGGGCAGCCCGCCGCCAACCCCGTTCAGCACGCCCGAGAGCGGAGGCCCGGCGCCGCCGGGGTTCGGGCTGTGACCGGCAAGGCTCTTGCGGGAAAGGTCCGGGCGCTGTTAAACAGGGCCATGCGCAAGATCATCCGCACCGAGTCCGACCTTTGGGGAGCGATGGCCGAGATCATCGACCAGATGCGCTGGTTCGGCGAACGGTTCGAGGATCGCACCCGTCAGGGGCTGCCGGATTGCTTCCTCGGCGCCGGCAGGGATTACCGCGTCTGGGTCGAGTTGAAGGTCGAACAGGGGCGCTACCGCGCCGGACAGCAGGCATGGGCCGTCGCGGCGGACAGTCGGGGTGAGCGCACCCGGACCCTGCGCTGCACATTCGACCAGCGGTTCATCCTGACGGACACCGCCGCCGTCGCCCGGGCGGACCTCTTCGGCCACATCGTGCCAGCCCCCATCCTCGAAACGATCAGCCTGCAGCGGGCGCTGGTCGCGGCCCTGATGGGGATCGAGGCCCTGCCGCCGGGAAACGACTTGCAACCCGTGCAACCCATGCCGGTCTGGCCCGGGAAGGTTACATGGCCCGGACCGCGCGGGCGCGAAAGGATCGACCCCCATGGCTGAAAGCACACCCCAGAGGCCAACCCGTGACACCATCCTGATCGACGTCCAGCCGAGCCTCGGCGTCTTCCACGCGACGGCCTCCTACATCGTCCGCAAGAGCGAGCGCACCCGGACCGAGATCGCCACGACCCGCAAGCGCGCCCTCCATCGCATCCTGAGCCGCATGCGCAGGAACGGCCACGGCGGGAAGCCCTACACCGCCACGGTGGACGGCCAGAAGCTGGCGGGCTACGTCCCGCACCCGAACGCCTGAGAGGCCCCATGCAGACCGAACAGCGCGACCCCAAGACCCTCACACCGCACCCGAAGAACAGCCGCAAGCACACGGCTGCCCAGATCGAGATGCTGGCAGAGGCGATGCAGACCTTCGGCTTTCACCAGCCGGTCGTCATCGACGGGCAGGGTTTCATCCTGATCGGGCACGCGCGCACCGAGGCGGCCATTCTGGCCGGCCTGCCGACCATCCCTGTCGTCGTTCGGTCCGACCTGACCGAAGCGCAGACCCGGGCACTGATCATCGCGGACAACCGCCTGCACGAATTCGGCGCCGGATGGGATGAGGCCATCCTTGGCGAAGAACTCCGCGCGATCATGGAAGCCGGGATCGACGTGACGGTGACAGGATTTGACATCCCCGAGCCTGTTGCACGGAAAAGCAAGTCGGTCGAGGAAGACGAAGTGCCGGAGCCCCCGGCTACCCCCCTCACGCAACCCGGCGACGTCTGGATCCTCGGGCGTCACCGGCTGCATTGCGGCGACTCGACGAACCCGGACCTCTTGGCGGCCTGCATGGCAACAAAGCCGGTGGCGATGGTTACAGACCCGCCCTACGGGGTGGTTTACGACGCGGCATGGCGAGATGAGGCCGGCATTGGCAGCGAGGGCTCGGCCAAGGGCGTCGTCCTGAACGATGACAAAGCGGACTGGCGCGAGGTCTGGTCCGGCTTTACCGGGCCCGCCGCCTTTGTCTGGCACGCTGGCACCCGGGCGCACGAGGTCCACGAGAGCCTCGTCGCGGCTGGCTTCGAGGTGAAGGCGCAGGTCGTCTGGGCCAAGAACCGGGCGGCCATCGGGCGCGGGCACTATCACCACGGCCACGAGCCCGCGTTCTATGCAACCCGCAAGAAAGCCAAGGCCAAGTGGCACGGTCCCGCCCTGTCGACGTTCTGGGAACTCGGTCACAACCGGTTCGTCACCCAGCACTCGACGCAAAAGCCGGTCGAGGCCATGCGTCGCCCCATCCTCGCCCTGAGCGCGCCCGGGGATACGATCTTCGAGCCGTTCAGCGGCAGCGGCACCACGATCATCGCCTGCGAGATGGTCGGACGGACCTGCATCGCCATCGAACTGAGCCCGGAATACTGCGACGTCGCAGCCATGCGCTGGGCCCGCTTCACCGGCCAGAAGCCGCGCCTCATTCGGGCGGGCGTCGAAGTGGACCTGCCGGACCCCGCTGGGCAGCCGGGCACCGAGGCAGGCGTGGTGGAGATTGTCCAGTGAACATCACCGAAGTTGCCATCGAGGCTTTGCACCCGCATCCGCAGAACAGCCGGACGCATTCGCAGGAACAGGTCCGCGCGCTGGCCCGTGCCATCGGCGAGTGGGGCTGGACCCAGCCCATCGTCATCGACGAAGGCAACACGGTCCTGATCGGCCACGGGCGCCTCGAGGCGGCTAAGACCCTCGGGCTGAAAACCGTCCCCTGCGTCCGCATGGACAGCCTGAGCGATGCCGAAAAGCGCGCCCTCCTGATCAGCGACAACCGGCTGGCCGAAATCGGATCGACATGGGACAAGGACGTGCTGGGAGAGGAACTCCGGTTCCTGCAACTCGCCGATTTCGACGTGAGCCTGACCGCGTTCGACCTCCCGGAATTTGCCCCCAAGGATCCTCCGTCGCCGCCGCCAGAGCGTCCGTCCATCATCCAGCCCGGGGAAATCTGGAAGCTGGGCCAGAGCCTCCTGATCTGCGCGGATGGCGGAGATCCGGGCGTCGTCGAGGCCATGGTGCCGAAGGACGCGGTCATGGTCTGCACCCGCGTGCCAGACGACGTCGGCGCCGGGCTGCTGGCGCAACTGCTCGCGAAGACGCCGGCCAAGATCACCTACCTCTGGACCCCCGGTCTGCGCAGTCATGTGGCCGGCCACGCGGCGGCTGAGGCAGGGTTCGACGTCCGGGCCCAAATCGTCATCCCGACCGAGGCCAAGCCGCGCGCCAAGGGCTTTGCAACCGGTCACCGCCTCGGGCTCTACTGCGCCAAGGCAGGCGGCCCGCCGTGGGCCGGAGGGCGCAAGCAGACGACCGTTTGGACCTCCGAGGCTGATCACCCCGTGCAGGCCTTCGTGCGGCCCCTGCGCAGCCATGTCCCGGTCGGAGGATGGGTGGTGGACCTCTTCGCGGGCGAGAGCGCGGGAGAAGCATTTCTGGCGGGCTCGCAGACCCATCGGAAGGTGGTAGGCTTCGACCCGGACCCGGAGACCTGTGACGCGATGATCGAGCGGTGGCAGCGCGTCACCGGCAAGGCCGCCGTCCACGGCCTGACCGGGCAAACCTTCGACACCCGCAGCATGGCAGGTGCAGCATGACACAGAAGATGGTCGACAACGTCGCAAAAGCCCCTCCGAAGGTCGCAGATGGACCTCAGCCCATCATCGCACGGCCCCGCTTCACGACGAAGCCCACGGGCGAGGTGCCAGTGGCGCCCAAGCCGGCAGAGAAGGCCGCAGAGCCGCCGCGCAAGCGCGGTCGCCCGCGCCTGCAGCCGTTGCCACCCGAGGAACCGCCGGCACCGAAGTCCAAGATCATCGCGATGAAGATGGCGGAGACCAAGGGGGACGAACTCCCGGTCGTCGTCGACGGCGCCGTGGCGCAGAGCGTCGAGCGCATGGCCGGCATCGGCCTGACCCGGAAGGACATCAAGCACATCCTGCAGCTTTCCGAGCGCGAGATGCAGGCCTACAGCGAGGCGATCAGCTTCGGCGTCTCGAAAGCGAACTTCAAGGTCGCGAACGCGCTGTTCGCGGCGGCCAGCGACCAGAATCACCGCAAGTTTTCCCAGTGCGCGATCTTCTGGGCCAAGGCCCGCATGGGCTGGCGCGATGATCCGGCTGCGGCAGACGCCCCGCCGCCCGTGGCACCCGAGGATGAGGGACCGTCGGAACTCGAAATCAGCCGTAGCTTCGAAAGCCTGATGGACCGCTACCGGCCAGCACCGAAGGCCGCCGGGGGCTGACGTGCGGATCCCGGCGACGAAGGCAACCGACTATGAGCGGGGCAAGGAGCCGCCTCCGACGGCAAGCTGGGCAGCCCGATACGCGGTCGCCCGTCCGCCGCTGCGGCGCGCAATTCGGAACGCCTTCCTGCCCGGCAAGGGCAAGGCGGAATTCGAGGCATGGGTCATCCGGCGCCTGCCGTGGGAATTCTTCGCCCGGATGGACCAGATCGAGCCGCCGGGCGAGTGGATGACATGGCTCATGCAGGCCGGGCGCGGCGCGGGGAAGACGAAGACGGGCGCCGAATGGTCTTGGCATCAGGTCCACCGGTGGCCGGGGTTCCAGCACGCGGTCATCAGCCCGACCTTTGACGACTTGGACAAGGTGACGTTCGATGGCCCGTCCGGGCTGATGCGGCTGGTCGAGCGGTTCCCGCACAAGGTCAAGAAAGTCCTGCGCAAGCCGTGGCGGATCGACTTCGTGAACGGGAGCCGCATCAACAGCTTCACCGCAGAGGCGGCGGAGCGCCTGCGCGGCCCCGAACACAACGGGGCATGGCTGGACGAACTCGCCGGGATGGGCAAGAAGGCCGATGAGGTCTACACGCAAGCCTCGTTCGGCCTGCGGCGGATGGGGCCGAACCGGGAACAGCCCCGGATGCTCCTGACGTCCACCCCCAAGCCGCTGCCGCTCTTCCGGCAACTGAACGCCCGGTTCAAGGATGGTGACCCGGCAGTGGTCATCACCCGCGCGTCGACCATGGACAACCTCGCCAACCTCTCGGCGATGGCGGTGCAGGAACTGCGCGGGCGATACGAGGGCACCCGCCTCGGGCGGCAGGAACTCCTTGGGGAACTCCTGACGGACATTCCCGGCGCCCTGTGGACGGCGGACATGTTCCTGCGGTCGTCGATGCCGGCCCGGTTCGACCGGGTGGTCGTCGCGGTCGACCCTTCGGGTGCGGGCAGCGCGAACTCGACCAGCGACGCCATCGGCATCGTCGTCCTCGCCGCCATCTTCGGGAAGACGAAAGAGGAAGACCGGTTCTTCGTCCTCGAAGACGCGACCCTCGTCGCCAGCCCGAGGGACTGGGCCATGCGCGTCGCCAAAGCCTACGACGACTGGGATGCCGACCGGGTGGTCGCGGAAGCGAACTTCGGCGGGGCGATGGTCGAGAGCGTTATCAAGAACGCGGCGCCGAACATCCCCGTGCGGCTGGTGACGGCCACCCGGGGCAAGACCGTCCGGGCGGAGCCGGTGGCGGCCCTCTACGAACTCGGGCGCGTGCAGCACGTCGGCACCTTCCCAGACCTCGAAGACCAGATGATGGCGATGACCGTGACCGGCTACGTCGGCGAGGGCAGCCCGGACCGCGCGGACGCGGCGATCTGGGGGATTACCGACCTGATGACCCGCATCGTGGCGCCGAATGCAGCCGTCGGTGGCGGGGTTCGCCCGAGCGCGTGGCGCCCCAACCTCTGAGCCGTCAAACGAGCCGCCTTGTCCGAATGGCAAGACCTGCGGTATGGTGCGCGGCATCAGGGGCCGATCAGCCGGGGCGTTTTACACAATGGCGGACTTCAACGAAGCCGAAGCGAAGCGCACCTACCCATTGATGACCCGCGTCGGCACAAGCGGCCTGCGCAACTTTTCCGGCTACATCCGCGAGGAATACCAGCGCGAACTGGTCGGGATCAGGGGCCGGCAGACCTACTTCGAAATGGCCAATGGCGACTCGACGGCGGGCGCTATCCTCTTCTCGATCACGATGCTCCTGCGGTCGGTCAAGTGGACCTTCCTCGCGTCCGACCCGGACAACCAAGAGGCGGTCGAGGCGGCAGAACTGGTCGAGGGGATGCTGGTCCGCGACATGCAGCAAAGCTGGCCGGACGTGATCGACAGCGCCTGCTCCATGTTCACCTACGGGTTCGCGGTCTGCGAAGTCCTCTGGAAGAAGCGGAACGGGTTCAATCAGGCCAAGCCGTGGCTTTCGTCGGATTTCGATGACGGACTCTGGGCGCCCCGCGCCATCGCCAGCCGGTCGCAGCGCACCATCGAGCGGTGGGTCTATGACGACGATGAGAACCTGATCGGCTTCGTCCAGACCCCGCACAACGGCCCGCAGGTGGTCGTCCCCATGCGGCGATGCCTGCACTTCCGCACAACCTCCGAACTCGACAACCCCGAAGGGCGCGCGGCGCTGCGGTCGGCCTACCGGTCGTATTACTTCCTGAAGCGGCTGCAGGAAATCGAAGGAATCGGGGTCGAGCGCGACCTCGCGGGATACCCGGTCCTGAAGGTGCCGAGCGACATTCTCGACGCGACGAAGGGGCCGGAGGCAGCGGCGGCCCGGGCGAGTTACGAGGCCTTCCTGAAGAACGTCCGGCGCGACGAACAGGAGGGCGTCCTCTTGCCGTCCGACCGCGATGAGAAGGGCAACCCGTTCTACGAATTCAGCCTGATCTCGTCGGGCGGCAGCCGGGCTCTGAAGATCGACGAAAGCATCAACCGCTACCAGCGCGACATCGCCCGGTCGGTCATGGCGGACTTCATCTTCCTCGGGGCGGACGGCGGCGGTTCCCTCGCGCTTGGCAAGTCGAAGATCCAGACATTTGCCGTGGCGATGCGGTCCTACCTCGAACACATCGCGGCGGTCATCAACGAAAACCTGATCCCCCAGATCTGGCGCGTGAACGGCTTCAACGACGAACTGCGTCCACGGGCGCAGCCGGGCGAGATCGAGCCGGCGGACCTGACGTCGCTGGCGTCCTACATCACGTCGCTGGCGGGCGTCGGCTACAACCTCGCCGGGGACCGCGCCCTCGAAAACCTGCTGCGCGCCAAGGCAGACCTGCCGCCGGCCCCGGACCCGGAAGACATGGAAGACTTCATGCAGATGCCGACCGTCCCGGGCGGGCAGCCGACCGAGCCCAACCCGGATGATGAGCCGGACGAAGACCTCGAGGAAGACGACGGCGCGGGCGATGATGCGACCGACGAAGACGTGACCAAGTCCGACTGGGCGTCCATTCTGGAGGGCTTCGATGCACGCTGACCCGCGCGATTTCGGCAAGGCCCTGCGGCAACGGGTCGAGGAAGCGGCGGGCGCCGTAGCCAAGGCAGAGGTGCAGGGGCATTTCGAGACCTTCGGTGACGATATCCGCAAGCGGGTCGAGGTCATCACGACCCAAGAGGCGCGGAAGGCTATTGCGGACCTGAAAGCGGACCTTCAGGCGGATGCGCGGTTCGGCGCCCGTGTGATCGAACAGATTGAGCGCCAGCTTGGCGAGGCGGTGGCGAAGCTGGCCGCGCTGGACACAGACCAGATCGAGGTCCGGCAGGCGGAGATTGACGCGGACATCAAGCGCCTCCTGAAGCAGCGCAGCGACGCGGCGGCGGACCTTGCGGCCATTCGCAAGGCGGAGGGGGAACTCCGGCAGCTTGCCAAGGCCCTCATCGGTCAGACCGAACTGGTCGATCATGTGGCCAAGACCATCGGAGCCCAGATCGCGACCCTGCGCAGCGAGACGGAGGATCGCGCCACGGCGGCGGCCAACCTCGCGGTCACCGGCATGCAGGCGACCGTCTTGCACAAGATGCAAATCGACTTCACCGCCATGCGCGAGGAAATCGAAGGGCACTTCGCCAAGCTGCGCGATGAGGTCGCCGAACTCTTCGGGAGCGGGCTCGTCGACGCCTTCAAGGGCCCTTACGTCGAGGGTGACACATACAAGCGCGGTGATATGGTGATGTTCCTCGGGTCGACGTGGATCGCCAAGCGGCAGACGACGGACAAGCCGACGATCTCCGAGAAAAATGACTCGCCGTGGGGGCTTCTCGCGGCGGGCGGGTTCGGTCACAAGCTGATCGAAAAGCAGAAGCGGGCAGCGGCGGGCGCGAGGAAGGGGTGAGCGGTGGCCAGCAACATCATCGCATTCCGGGCAGAAGACGGCCTGCGGGCGGCCATCGAGAAGGCCGCGACCTTTCACGGGACGAACATGTCGCTGTTGCTGAAGTCGTGGATCGTCGACCGGCTGGTCGCCGAAGGTTTTGCAGTCATAGAGGGGATAACCGATGAGCAGGATCAGGCCGGGGACAGCCGCGTGGACGAAAGCCATGCGGAACCTGCAGGGGTCGAGTGACGTCGCACTAGACCAGAGCATGGGGCGCAAGGCGGCGCGGCTGGCAGCCAAGCCGCACGTCGTGGGCAGCATCGCCCTTGACCAGCGCCTGCGGGGCGGTGGAGGCGGCGGTGGTGGCGGACCTATGGTCTTTGTCGAAGGCATGTTGACGAACAGCACCTTCAACTCGCGCGGCGGATGGATCGAGGTTGCAGGCGGTGTTGCGCCCTACACGCTGACCTCGCCAGACCCGTCCATCTCGTCCGGAAACCCTCAGCAGAGCGGCAGCTTTTCATGGGCGAGCGCCGCCATGGGCCCCACTTCCGTCGAAATCAGGGACAGCAGCCCCGAGCCGTTCGTCCTGAACTTCGTCATCGATTACACCGGCATGGAGCCGTCGACCGAACGCCCGCTGGCGCCTGTCGAGGCTCAGGTGCAAGAGCCGGTGACGACGGACCCGCAGACGTTCCCGTGGGACACGATGACGACGCATGCCCAGATTGACGGATGGGTGGCGCAGCATGGTGTCGCGATTGGCCCGGAGTGGGGTCAGATGACGCTGGCCAGCAAGCGGCAATGGCTGGTCGCCTACTTCGACGGCGACCGCCCGTGGGAAACCGGAAACTGAGGGGGAAAGCATGGCTTCGGGGCGAATTCAGCCGGGATCCCGGCAATGGGTCGAGGCCATGCGTCGCCTTTCGGGGACCGCAGACCCGACGGTCGACATGTCGATGGGGCGTAAGGTCTCTCGCGACGCGGCCATCCCGCACGGCATGGGCACGGCGGCGCTTGACACCCGGCTGAGGGGCGGGGGTGAGCCTGACGAACTGCAGGTCGAACTCGTCTCGCTGGACTGGCTGACCGCGACCTACCGGATCAGCGGAGGTCGCGCGCCTTACGTTTTCAACGCAGGATCTGCGGCGACGCCACCCGGTAACATTCCGGTCGAGGCGCCGGGGGAAATTGTGATCGTCTACACCCGGTTCGACATTTTTGACGTTCGTCTGACCGATGCGGATGGAGCGGAATGGTTCCAAGAGACGATCATTGCCCCGCCGCCGCCTGACGTCTGGGTGCCGGTGACGCTGGCTGAAATGCCGGTTCGGAACGGCCCGGCCATCGCAGCGGCATTCGAGCAAAACCTCTGGTTTGATTCACAGCCGAACGGGCGGATGCGGGTTCTTGTTGCTCTCGATACGAATGAGTTTGTGACCGGTTTCGGTGAAAACGGCGCGTTCAACGGATCAGCGGCAAATGGCCTTGGCTTGGCGGCGGTCCAGCCCGGCGTGCCGACCCGCGTCTATTTCGCCACAAGGGACACCCGGCAGGTCTTCGGCTTCGAGGTCACCGCTCCGACCGACTTTTTGCCCGGAGAATTTCGCCCCCTTTCGGCCTTCCAGTTTCCGGATGCCACGGGAATTCCGCCGCAGGTAAGCCTCCTGAATGATGCAGGGCAGGTTCGTCACACCCTCTTCCCGCCCGTCTCCTTCATGAACGTGATCGGCGGCATCAACCAGACCGCGCAGCCGTGGCCCGAAGGTAATTTGTTCAGCGTCTGGCTGGCGGCGGGTGGAATGGGCAGAGGTCACTGGGATGGAAGCGTGTGGCGGGAAGGCGTGGCCCCAAGGCCGCTGACTATCGAAGAAAGGCTGGTCGCCCTTTTCGCCACGAAGCGCCTCGGCTATGTGATCGACCCGCGCGACAAGGCCACCATGGAGCAGGCGGGCGGCGCCCCGGTGACGGCGGACGGCCAAGCCGTCCAGACGGTGCGTATCAAGCTGGAAAGCAGCGCAACCGCTATCGACTTCAGCAACCCGACCGCATCGGCGCATGCTCTCTGGGTGGCGAATGCTCTGGTAGCGGATGGAGTGGACGACAACTACGCCTTCCCGACGGGAGGCACGGCGGTGCAGCCCGATTTCGGCAACCTCGCCGGCTTCGTGGCGAGCCTGCTGATCACCCCCGGGGAACTCCCGCCGCAGGTTCAGTCCTTCTGGACCGTCGGCTTCGGTGGCACGGTGACGAACAACCGCCTGCGCATCTGGGCAAGCCCGACGGGGGCTATCGGGTTCAGCGTGCATGACGGCGTCGCGCGCCGTGATTTCAGCACCCCGGCTGGGGTGCTGGTGGCGGACCGGTTGACCCTGATCACCCTCTTCGTGGACTTCCAGACCAAGGTCGCCAAGGGCTTCGTGGATGGGGTAGAGAGGGCCAGTCTCACGCTCCTGAACACGACGGATATCGTAAACGTGGACAGCAACCGCGCTGCCTTGTTCCGTAACCACGGGGCCGGGGAGATCGCCAAGGCCAAGCTGCACCGCGCGGCCTTCCTGCACGACAGGACCGACAACGCGGGCCGGATCGTCATTGAGAACTGGGTCAAGGAGTTTGCCTGATGGGCTTTTCAGCGATCCTGCCGATTGACCAGATCGACGCGGCGAATGCCGCTCTTGAGGCGCAGGGCTTCGGTCCCGGGAACTTCTCGGTTCCGCTGCGCGCGGCTGGCGCCCCAGAGGCCAGCCATGCGGCGATGAACGCGGCAGGCGAGATGCCGGCCTTCCGGGCGGCAGTCGAGGCATTGCCGGGCGTGTCGATCCTTGACGCCCCGCCCGGGGTCGTGACCTTCGCCCAGCATGTCCAGAATGAAGCCCTTGAATGGTCGGACCCGACGAACTGGACGGAAAACCCGATCATGACCGGGGATCAGCGGACCTTTGACGGGAAACTTTGGGAGAGCCTTGTCGATTTCAACGTCTGGCAGCCGCCGGTGAACTGGCGCGAGATTGCGACCGAGCCCGGGACTTATCCAGCATGGGTTCAGCCTTCGGGGGCGACGGACGCCTATCCCTTGGGCGCCCGCGTGCGGCATGCCGGGCAGAACTGGGAAAGCACCGCCGAAGCGAACGTCTGGGAGCCGGGCGTCTTCGGGTGGGACTTGCTGCCGTAAGCAATTCAGCGCCGGAGCCCTGATGGACCCGAAACTCGCCGAAGTCCTCGCGAAATTCGAGCCGCAGCTTCGGGCGGCAGTCGAAGCGATGCTGCGCAAGGTCCAGTCGAGCGCGAGCCTCAGCACCATCGAGGCCTTCGTCGTGCAGGGCGACATCGCGGGTCTGGTGGGATACGTCCAGAAACTCTACGCGGCGGCGGCGCCCGAGATGATCGCGGTCCTCTCGGCCATCGTCGCCGCTGCGGGCGTCTCTGCGGAAGCGGACATTCGGGCGGCGGCGGCCAAGGTGCAGCGGGAGAACCGCCGGCTGGCGGCCCAAGGGCTGCGCCTGATGCCGGTCCCCGTCGGGGCGCCCCAGATGCCCCAAGGACCGGCGGGGATCACCTTCTATGGCGAGGGCAAGACCCCGGACGCCCCGGGATACAGGTTCAACCCGATCAACCCGAAGACCATCGCGGCCACCCGAACGTGGCAGGGCAACCTCATCCAGCAAATGAGCCTGACCGCGCGCGAGGGGATCATGGCCCAAGTGCGCGAAGGCTTGCTGGCGGGTGAGAACCCCCGCACGACCGCGCGCAAGATCCGGGTGGGGCTGCCGCTCACCGCGTCGCAGCAAGGGCATGTTGCCAGCTTCGCGGACGATATCGACCGGATCGTCGTGGACGGGATGCGGTCAGCGCGAGGTTGGGGGATTTACACGGCCAAGGACATTGCGGACCTGAAGGCCAATGATCCGAAGGTGTTCCGGCAACTGAACTTCACGGCCAAGGAACAGATCGAGGGTCGGCGCTGGGCCAAGATCAGCCGGGCGGCAGGCACGCTGGCAGAGGGGCAGAAGCCCATCGGCTTCGTCGCGGACCCTCGGACGCAAGGCGGGGAGAACGCCTTCAGGATCGACGCGGACGGCAACCCCATCGACCGGATGACCCGGTGGCGGCTGCGGGACAAGACGCTGGATCCGCTGATCTTCGACGTCGTCGACGCGCAACAGAAGGGCGACAAGGTCGCGCTGGCCAAGGCCAAGTCGGCCCTGAAGGCCAAGGCAGCCGAGATGAAAAGCCGCTACGGGGAACGCTACGTCAAGCACCGGTCTCAGGTGATCGCCCGGACCGAGGGCCTGCGCGCGGCCAACCTCGGGTCATACGAAAGCTGGCGGCAGGCGCTGGAAGACAACAGCCTGTTCGAACCGGGGCAGGTCCGCGCCTATTGGACGACCGCGAAAGACGACCGCGTGCGGCCAGACCACGTCTCGCTGGGCAGGAAGTATGGGCGAGGGACGAAGGGTGTCCCGTTCGGAACCCCCTTCACCGCCCCCGGTCGATTGGTAAACGACCCGCCGCGCCCGGTCATGTTCCCGCCGCTGGACCCCAATTGTAGGTGCGTCCTGACCTATGGGGTGGACCTCACCCCCACCCTTTGATGTGGGCGGTTTTCCCGTCGGGGCGCTTCATGCCGGGGTGCCAAAGAGATGCAGCGGTCCCGTCGTCCATCATGGATGCAAGGTCACGGGCGCAGCACCAAGTGGACGGGTGGGCGGTGTGAGGGATGCGGACAAGCCGCATCTGACTCGACAGGAAAAACGCGACCTTATCTCGGTCGCTGGCTGCAGTCTTCTTAGGGTCGCATTTTCCCCAAGTCACGCCGAAGTGCAGCGGCCCATCGAATTCGAAGGCCGTCTGGCTGTCGATACAGAATCCATCTACGCGGCGAGCGCCAAGGCCAGAGAAGCCAACCTCTCTGCGGGTGACGCCGATGTGGTCGAGAAACCTATTTGCGACAAGCGACACGCCGAGCGCGCCACCGGACACCGAGACCGGAGAAAGCCTTTCTGGATGCTTGTGAGGGAAGGGGCGTCCTGAAAGACCGGCTGAGATGCAGGCGTTCGCCCTATCCAAGCCAAAGGAAGGAAATGCCTGAGCAGCCCCCATCCAGTAGTCCATCAGGGCGCGGCGGCTTTGTCGAAATCGCTGCAGAAACATCTTCCGCCGCACCTTTTCAGGGAGATGGCGGCGCAACGGGTGGTTATACCCGAGTCGCTCATTGGAGAGCGCGGTCCTTGCTGCCTGCGCTGAAAGAAGGTCGAGGGTGGACTGCGATAAACCGCACTCGATCCCCCACTGATTGAGCGCCATCACCGCTTCCCCTTCGGCATAGGTCCGTCGCGCAAGAGCACCCGCCGGGCCTGTTCTTCCTGAACCGCCGCGACGATGGCCTGCGAGGCAAAGGCAAGGCGCCCGCCATGGGTGGCCAGCACGTCGATCAAGCCGTCATCACTCAGGGCCCGGAGTTGCAGCGCCCGGGTGGCGGAATCGATATCCGACTGGTGGATGGCGCGGGACGGCTTGCCCAGATCGACCTCCGGAATCAGCAACTCCTTGAAGCGCCTGATGGTGGCCAGCTTCGCGCCGAACGCGATGGCGTCGCCCGCTCCGATGCCAGCCTTCTGGGTAGCGTGAGCCTCGGCGGTGATCGTGTCGACCGCCATGCAGATCTGTTCGGTGCGCGCGAGGGATTGAAGGAAGTCCATCAGTTGCCTGCCTTCGCCGCATCAAGGGCGGCCTGTGCTTTTTTCAGACGTTCCATGGCCCGCCGGTCGCTGGCCAGCATTTCGTCATGGATCAACTCGTTGCACTCGGTGCGAGCGACGTTAGGCGGCCCATATTTCTGCCAAAGGGTGAGATGCTCAGCGCACCATTCGGTGCTGATAGGCGCCCGCCAATTCGGAGAGGTGGCTTCCCGGTAGGAGTCGATGGCGAGAGGGCCTACCACAACGGTCAGGCCGGAAACGAACCCAGCGACCACGGCGGCAGAGAGGATCAGGCGTTTCATCGGTTCAACCTTTCAGGGGCGGGACACCTCGTCCCGCGATGGGTCGGCAGATAGGCTGAGCCGCCGGACTTGTCAAGTCCAGACTTGTCAAAAACGGATGCTTTCCGCAGGGCCTCGCCCGCGCTATCCTGCCGCCACCCGAAACCGCCCGAAACGAGGCTCCCATGAACACTCCGGTCGACCGCCGCCTTCCCGCCCAGCGCGCCAAGGCGGCGCTGGCCAGTCTGGAACTGGCGACGGCCATGGCCCGGGTGAGCATCGCCAAGAGCGTCGAACCGAAGCCCCTCTACGTCCGCCGCGACCTCCTGAATGCGTCCGAGTTGCTGGCGTGGGCAAAGCGCGCGGGGATCCAGAACCTCGTCGCGCCGTCCGAGATGCACGTCACCATCTGCTACAGCCGCGCCCCGGTGGACTGGCTGGCCATGGGCAACGCATGGCCCGAGACGGTCATCGTGCCGAAGGGCGGCCCCCGCGTCCTCGCCCGGTTCGGCAAGACGGACGCCAAGGTCGCGGTGCTGGCCTTCGCGTCGAGCGACATCGAGTGGCGGCACCGCGAAATGTGCGACCGGGGCGCGTCGTTCGACTTCCCGACCTACCGCCCCCATGTCACCATCGGCCTGAACCTGCCCGCAGACTTCGATCTGGACGCGGTCGAGCCTTACCGGGGCGTCCTGCGGTTCGGCCCCGAGATTTTCGAGCCGATTGACGATAATTTCACGGTCCGCATGGCCAAGGCCGGGTGGAGCATGCAGCCCCGCGTCCCGAGCGGCCCCAAGGGCGGCCAGTGGACCACGGGCGGATATGGTGGGGCGATGGCAGGGATGGCACCCAAGGCCCCCGGTGCAGCCCCGCTGGCGCCCGCTCCGGCCCCGAAGCTGACCCTGCCATGGCTGGGGCAGGATGACGTGGCAACCCATCGCTTCAAGGGAGACCCGCAACAGGCGGCCTTCATGAAGCCGATGAAGGAAAGCGAGATGACCGGCCAGCCCGCGTGGTTGGACAATGACGAAGGCATCGTCCTGAAGAACCCGCAGACGGCCACCCATCCCGACCATGTCGACAACCCGGATGACCGCGCGACCTTCGTCGCCGGCCACGACCCCGGCCCCGGGCTGAACGGCGTCCCGTTCAAGCCGTGGGATGGGCCAGAAGGTGGCGACTGGACGAAGGTGGACGGGACCGGCGACTTCGATGAGCCGGACCTGCCGGCCACGAAAGGCAAGCGGCTGGGCGCGGGCGTGGTCATCACCGAGCCGGACGGTCGCGTCTGGACCCTGACCCCGACGAACCACTTCGGCGGCTATTTCGAGACCCTGCCGAAAGGCGGGATCGAGGAAGGACTGAACCTGCGCCAGACGGCGATCAAGGAAGCGTGGGAAGAAAGCGGCCTGAAGGTCCGGCTGACCGGCTACATCGGTGACTTCGAGCGCAACACCAGCGTCGCGCGCTACTACCGGGCAGAGCGCGTCGGCGGCGACCCGACCGATTACCACTGGGAGACGGCGGGGACGCACCTCGTCCCGCCGGACGACCTCGCGGACGCCTTGCATCATGTGAATGACAAGCCCATACTTGCCGCACTGAAAGGTGAATCGGACGCGGTCATCAAGCTGGCACTTGGCTTCGCGGACCTTGTCGAACTCTTGGGAGAGATCGTTGAGAAGGGTAAGGCGTGGTCTTCGCAGCCCCGCGTCCCGGCTGGTTTCCCGACGGGAGGCCGGTGGATGAAGGGCGGCTACGGTCAGGGCGGCTGGGGCGGCATGCACGCCGAACAGGGCGTGCCGCTGACCCTGCAGAAGCACGGCGGGACCGGTCCCCAGTCAGACGCGCTGAACGCCAAGATCAAGATGTTCGAAGACGCGGCCAATCAGGGTTACATTCACCCGGCTGCCCAGAAGCTGATCCTGAAGCCCAAGCCGACCCAGACCTACAGCGCAGCGGCGTGGGAGAGCGCAAACGAAGCGGCCACCTACGTCCACGCGATGAAAGGGCAGGGGAAGACGTTCGGTGGCGCCCCGATGGGCCTCAGCACCGGCACGACGAAGCCCGCCAAGCCGAAGATGGACGCGACCCCGGACGCCTACACCGCACCCTCCGGCACGTTCAAGGATCCGATGAAGCTGTCGGAAATGACCAAGGTCGGCGCCAAGCCGGGCGGTTCGGCAGCCGGCGCCCTCTACAAGGACGCGAACGGCGACACTTGGATGGTGAAGTCCTACGACTCCGACATGATGGCCTTCAACGAGGTCACGGCGGCGAAGTTTTACGAGATGATGGGCGTCGCCGTCCCCCAGATGAAGCTGATCGATCTCGGGGAGGCGCATAAGGGCGGCATCGGCGTCGCGTCCAAGATGATGGACCTGAAGCCGTTCGACCCGTTCAACGCGACCCATCTGAAGGCCGCGCAAGAGGACTTCGCAGCGCATGCCCTGATGGCGAACTGGGATGCCGTCGGCCTCAGCTTCGACAACCTGATGATCGATGCGGCGACCGGCAAGACGGTCATGGTCGACCCGGGCGGATCGATGCTGTTCCGCGCGCAAGGCGGCCTGAAGGGCGATGCCTTCAAGAGCAACGTGACCGAACTCGACACGCTGCGCGACGCGACGAAGAACCCGCAGGCCGCGAAGGTCTTCGGCAAGATGACACAGGAACAGATCGTCAACAGCATGCAGAAGGCCCTCGCGGGTCTGGGCGAGCAAGACGAACTCGGCGGCATCATCCTCAAGCAGTCGGCGGTCGATGCCTTGGTCCAGCACTGGGACAAGGCCAAGAACACCACGATGACGAACCTCCAACTGAAGATGGAGGACCGGGTGATGGACATGTCCGTCAAGGCGAAGGCCATGACGGCGGAATTCGCATCGACGGCGGGTCTCGATATCGCGACCACCGGCACGACGAAGGCGGTGAAATCCCACCCGAACTCGGTCGTCGAACAGATGGCCAACCTTCACTCGAAGGCAGACCTCGAACAGATCGTCGACAAGCTGACGAAGGACTCGATCAACATCGAAGCCCAGATGACCGGCAAGTCGGCGGACTATTACCTGAAGCATCTGGCAACCGCCGCGAACAAGGCCTTCGCCGGAGACCCGGACGGGGTGGCGGCGACCTTCGTCGTGCCGAAGTCGATCAATGCCAAGCTGTCGCCGAACTACGGGCTCTACAAGAAGTCCTTCGAAAACCTGAAGAACGTCGCCCATGCGCAGGCGGCCCTGAAACTGCAGGACGCGGCCAAGCTGGGCGATGGCGGACTGGTGACGGGCGCCTCAAAGGTGACCCCCGCTGACGTCACGGTGGCCCTGAAGGATAGCGGGATGACCGCGCCCGGGACGAACATGCTGGAAGCGGGGTGGACCTCCGCCGCAGCGGTAGCGGCGTCGCAGAAGGGAGACCCGACGAACCTCGGTGCCCAGATCGAGGCGGCCAACCTTGCCGAGAGCATGGGAGCGTCGAGCGCCCCCAAGCCGGCGGCCAAGGCGGTTCTGGACGTCCCGGCGGCGATGCCGGTGATGCCCAAGCTGTCGTCGCCCGCGAACCCGAACCTGA